AGACTGGTTCGTAAGTGTAGGCACTTACGAACCATGTGCTATCTGAACCAAGGTTCGGATAGCAGACTGGTTCGTAAGTGTAGGCACTTACGAACCATGAAGAAGCGCAAATAAACGTTTCGCGATCGCCGGCCCTACCTTTCGCCCATTCCCCTGAACAATCGTCTCAAATCCCTTCTCGTCCGCCGCCATCAATAAGGTCCATGTCGGAGCAAAGGTATGTATCGCCTCTGCCATTTTGACCGAAATGCCAGGACATTGGGCCAAGGCAGCCATCATGAACTGCTTCGGATCATTCGCATTGACCTTCTTGACAACATGGACCGAATCTACCGCCCTCAAAGGTTCCGTGCTTCTAACAAAGTTCGTCGGGTCTTCCGTGTAATAGTCTGCCAAGGCTTTGACAAGAGTCGCCGTTTCCTCCAAACTGGCCGTGTGAATCACGGGGATACCATGTTTGTACTGAAGGCGGGCTACCAGTTTCATGAGCGCAGGGACTTGTAGCCGACCAGTAGTGCTTGAGAAAGGTCCTTCCAGAATGTAGAGGGGACTTAAGGATTTTTCTTGACAAGTGGCAAGAAGACGCGTCTTCTGTTCTCTATACCGTCCATCCAGAACAGAGGCCTCCAAATCCTTAATCGTTTTTCGTTCTATGAGAAGGGTTCCAATCTGAATGTCCCCGACGGCCATTGTTTGAACCTCAAAGGAAGGCAGAAGGGGAATCAGGTGGCGTTCTCTTGTATCAAGGATATGTTCTGCGGTTTTTGAAACCGCAGAACATATTATGTTTGAACCGCTCATTACATGATATATGTAAATGAACGTTAAGTGCTTTTATTCATATCGCAAGGAAGTTGATTTTTGTTGGCCTTCCGTTGTGTAACCCTGGGCTGTATAGACGGGTAGATCTGTGTAGGTGTATTTGATTGGCTGTATTGGTTGTATTGGCTCTATTCGTTCTATATGCGCATGAGTCCAAGAATGATTATAGATCGGGGGATTATACGAAGACCCTCTCAGTCCTTTAGAGGCGATACCATTTGCTAAACAGGCGAAAAGGAGGATCTTGCTGAACATCTCTACTACTTCATTATAGGATACTCTAAGCCCATGCGGTTGGACATGGCATTCAAACCTTTGGTTTGAATGCTCATGCCCAACCGTTCCCAGTATACGTCGGAGCAAAGGTACGCTCCAAACCCGGAGTCCATTTCGTGTAATCATGACGGTCCATGCGTACCGTCGTTCTCGGTTCAAAAAAGGGGTCCAGGCCTGCTGCGGTATCATTTACAATTTGAGGCACTTCAATCTGACCCTCTCCTCGTAAATCCGTTCTGTACTCGGGGTTCTGGACCTCATCCTCCCACACAATCTTGGGATTGATCTCCTTGAGTTCAACAATCTCAAAGACATTTTGTCCCTGCTTAGACGGCTCAATAACAGGAATCAGTCCCTGCTTCTTATATAAACGCCGGGCAAGTTGCTTGGCATCCATAAGGGAATAATTAAGCAAGTCCTTGGTGCTCTCCGGCTTATAGGTCTGAAGGAGTTTGCGCTCATCCTCATCTATCTGCTGCGTATCCTCAGGCTGTTCAGCGTCTCCCGAAATGGAATCATATTCATCCGTGACAGGCGCCTGAACCATCTCCTTGGCCACCTGGTCCGTAAAGCCTTCCCGACTGGTCTGGAACAGTTGATCGCTCGGAGGCCTGGCACACCAATCCAGAGGATACCGGGTCATCGCCTGGCTGATCTCAAACTTTCCCGCCTCCCTATTGCCCTCATTCTGGAACACCATGGAATACTCATAGTCATCCAGGGTCATGATGGGCTTTGTAGCATAGGGCAAATCACGGCCAATATCTTCCCGGATGGCCGTGGTATTATAGACCGAGGGTGCGTGAAGTTCCGCCATCCGCTTAAACTTGGCCCGATCAGACGTCTCCTCCTCAAACCCTTCCCTCAAATAATAGCGTCCGCTAACATACAGAATTACGAATGCGACGGCACAGACGCCTAGTATTGTAGTTGCGTATTCCATCATTCTCCTTACTGTAATACTGATAAATATTTCTGGGGCATAGAATAGGATGCCATCAAGAAGCAAAAGCAGAAGCAGAAGCAGAAGCAGAAACAAGATTAATCTCCGTAATCTCTTTTTGACCAAGAGTCAACGAAGCAAGAGCAAGAGCAGAAGCAGATCTAAATCAAGTATTGGCAAGATAAATTCCATCGTGAACATTGACAGTGTCCAGAAAGCATTAGAACAGGTCAAGGATATCAAGAGTGGCAAGAGGAACTACACGATTCACAAGGCCAATTGGTGCGCCTATTGTATTAAGTTGATGGAGCAACTAAACCAGTTAATGAAGGAGTTCAACAAGGCCGGCAAGAAGATTACGATTCAGGTGTCCACCGTGGATGAGGAGCATTCCGACATGTACAACAAGATACGAACAGAGAATGGCTTGTCTCCTGTGGAGTCTGTTGAGAGTTTTCCCACGATTATCAGTGAAAAGACGAATGGATCTTCTAATCAGACCAATGCGAGTAAGGTGAGCCAGGATGAACTCATAAAGAGTGTGAATAGTGCTGTGTCTCCTAATAGCACATCCATGCCCATGAGTATGGCACCGGGTTCTCCTGTCGCAAATATGGGACCGGGCTCCCCTGTCGCAAATATGGGACCGGGCTCCCCTGTCGCAAATATGGCATCCGCAGATCCGGTAGCAGCAAACGCAAACGCAGAACCTGGTGCTATGTCTGCCAGTCCCATTGCCCCTCCCTCCCTTCAGGCGGATGAGATTGGATTGATGAATAGTGGCAATAATGGCAATAATGGCAACCCAAAGCCGCCCCAAGTAGGAGGCTTTGGCCTCTATCCAGCCATCGCCTCTACCGCCTACCATTTGGCACCCGCGGGAATCCTGTTGGCTGCCGCGGCGGCGACCTTCAAGTGCCGAAAGGGAAAGAAGCGGGGAACAAGAAAGGGAAAAAAATAAATACAACACTTGTCAAGTGTTTGGTTTATTTACAGAATCACATAATCACATAGCCATGTACTTGATATTGAACCGTCGGCGTATCCTGGGACTGCCAGAAGAGGACCCAGATCCAGACCCAGATCCAGATCCAGATCCAGACCCAGATCCAGATCCAGACCCAGATCCAGACCCAGATCCAGATCCAGACCCAGAGGAAGAGCCAGAACCAGATCCAGAAGAGGAAGACCCTCCCGTACTGGTACTAGGAGGAGCCGAGGTACTGGAACTATTTCCACTACTACTGGAACTGGGAGGAGATGAGGTAGTCGGGGGAGGAGCCACTAGAGCACACTTAAATGAATTAGACTCATTGCTCATGACAAGTTCGGTACAGTTGTAGGCAGGAGCATGGTGATAATGAACAGAATGAGCGGCAGCAAAGAGTGCGGTGGCAAGAACAAATAGAATACGCATTCTACCTTAAGGGGAGGTATTTGTTTAGGTTGATTATAACATAAAATTTGTACTGTTTGTGCCTAGGCACGAACAGTAGAGTATTGTATGATAGTGTCATAAGACACTATCATAAAATTTGATTTAAACACCCCTGTAGTTTAATATCTAACATGGCCTCCAAACCCCTCCTATTTCACTTATTAGATACCCAGGCGCGGGATATCCGCATAGAATCTGAAACAGAAGATACAAAGAAGATCGTCTATGAGCCCATCAATGCCGACAGTGACTCGGAGGATTCCGAAGGGCGTAAGAAACGGCGCTATAAACGCTTTGATGCCAGCCAGCAAATGGAACTCATGATTCACATGTTCGGTACCACCGCAGATGGCAAGTCAGTTCGCGTGGATGTGGAAGGGTATCGGCCCACTCTCTATCTGGAACTGTTGGAAGAGAAGGAGAGTCATTCCATGGAAACACTACGTGCCTACATGGCCGGACAGGGTGTGCCCATGTCCATGGTGACACTGAAAAAGATTCTGCGCAAGAAGTTCTATGGATTCACTGCCGGCAAGTTGTATCCCTTCCTAGAGATTACCGTGCCGAGTTTGGCGCTCATGCGAACCGTCAAAAATCTCTTCTTGAACGGAGATTCCGAACCGCAGACCAAGAAGGCCCTTGGACTTCCGTACAAAAAGGGACAGCGAGTGGCCGTGTATGAGGCGAATATTGATCCCATGCTCCGCTTCTTCCATGTCCAGAATCTGAATCCGTGCGGCTGGGTCCAGATTCTGGACATAGGAGATGCGAAAGACGAAGAGGGAGTGCTGGTGGTAACTGCCAATTACCAGGATATCAAGCCAGGCAATGCCCCTGTTGTATCGGCCCCCTTCCTCCTTATTTCGTGGGATATAGAGTGCTACTCCAGGACAGGGGATTTCCCTGTGGCGAACAAGGAGTGGTCCAAGATTGGCCAATTGATGCTGAAAGGGTGTGTCTATGGCTCTTTAGTGGCCGACCGAGTCCGTGATCTGTTCCCAACCGGATCTATTGGCCAACTCAGGACCAAGAAGACGGAGGCCATGCTGACCAAGAAATTGACCGCGAAGGCCCTCCAAGTTCCCATTACAACCGAAGAGACGGCAGAGAGTCTTGGATCTGTGCTCAGGCTTGCCTTGTCGGACATCATTAGCATCAGCGACCCTGTGATTCAGATTGGGGCCACAGTGATTCGTGGCAAAGACACGGAGCGACATCTCTTTGTCTGGCCCTCCTGTTCTGCCATAGAGGGACTCGTCGTCCATGCCTTTGCCGACGAAAAGACCATGATTGACGGGTGGTTTGCGTGGCTAGTTGCCTTGAATCCCGATATCCTGATTGGCTACAATGTGTTCGGATTTGACGAGCGGTATCTCTGGGAGAGAGCCGAAGATCTGGGCTGTACCGCTTCGGCCCAAGGCCTTACACGAGTCCCCGACAGTGAGGTGAAATGTGAGGAGAAGCGTCTGTCTTCGTCCGCCATGGGCGACAACTTCCTCTATATCTGGACGGCCCTCGGCCGTTTACAAATAGACTTGTTCCATTACATCAAGCGCAACAATACATCTCTGCCGTCCTACAAGTTAGACGAGGTGACCAAGTATTATCTGTCGGGAAAACTCAAAAAAGCAGAGCGTAATAAGGATCGTTTAGCCCTGACCCTATCCGGTGCCGTCAAGGATTTGCGTGTCGGCCGTGCCCTATGCCTGTTGGAGGACACAGGAGAGTCGCTCACGGACAAGATGGTGATTGAGGAGATTGATGCCTCGGGTGTTGTCTTTGTGACTTGGCCTTTGCGCGAAGACGGAGAGGTTCTGGAAGAGGAGGAACTGTCGCTGGCGAACAAGTGGGTGGTGGTGAAAGACGATGTAAGTCCCGCTGACATCTTCCGCCTCCACTGTGGTTCGGATGCGGACCGGGCCACAGTCGGTAAGTACTGTCTTCAGGATTGTGACCTGGTCTTGGAACTGTATCGGAAACTGGAAGTCTTCAACAACAGCATGTCCATGGCGAATGTCTGCTGTGTGCCCATCTCCTATATCTTCGTAAGAGGCCAGGGCATCAAGGCAGAGAGCCTGGTGTTCAGAGCCTGTCGTGAACGAGGCACGCTGATCCCAGTCCTGGGGAAGCCCAGCCAAGGCCCTGCCGATTCCTATGAGGGGGCCATTGTTCTGGATCCGGTACCAGGATTCTATTCCAAGGCTCCGATTGGCGTAGCCGACTTTGCCTCCCTGTATCCTTCGTCCATTGAGAGTGAGAACATCAGCCATGATTCCCTCGTCTGGACACGGGACTTTGATGCGGATGGGACTATGATCGCAGAAGTCTTTGCCTCGGATGTCCCTGAGTCGGCCATAGATAGGAGCAAGTATGGTCTCACTGACATTGAGTTTGACCTGTTACGTGTGGATCCCGAGGACAAGCGAAAGCATCCCGCCAAGATTAAGGCCGGTCTGCGTATCTGCCGCTATGCCCAACCCTTAGACGGATCCAAGGCGACTGTCCCCGAGATTATACGGGGACTCTTGGCGACAAGAAAGGCGAAACGAAAGGAGGCCGCCAAGGAGACCGATCCGATGAAGAAGTCTTTATTGGAAGCCGAGCAATTGGCGTACAAGTTGACCGGCAATTCCTTGTATGGGCAACTCGGTTCAGGGACGTTCAAAGTTAGACTCCAGCATTTGGCAGCGTCCATTACCGCCTATGGTCGCAAGCAGATCATGTTCGCCAAGGAGGTCATTGAGCGATTCTATGGATCTGGAAAACATCCGACCTGTGTGGCAAATGTCATGTATGGCGACACGGACTCCCTCTTTATTGAGTTTGCGGTGAAGGATGCCTCGGGGACACCCTTGACGGGCCGAGAGGCTCGGCAGGCGGTCATTGACTTGACGGCGGAGGCGGGGAAGTTGGTGACCAAGGCACTCGCGCCGCCCCATGACTTTGAGTTTGACAAGGTCTTTGACCCGATGCTGATGTTCTCCAAGAAGCGGTACGCCGGCTTCATGTTTGAGGAGAATGCGGATGACTATGTGACCAAGTATATGGGAATCGCGTTAAAACGTCGTGACAATGCTCCGATTGTCAAGACGGTCTATGGCACAGCCATGAGGAAACTGTTGTTGGATAGGGATGTAGCAGGGGCCACAAAATACGTCCAGGAGGCCTGTATGGACCTGGTCCGAGGAAAGGTGAAACTAGGGCAACTGACGATTACCAAGTCCTTAAGGGCCGAGTATGCCAATCCCCTTCAGATTGCCCACAAGGCCTTGGCGGATCGCATGGCGGCCAGGGACCCAGGAAATGCGCCGGCATCGGGGGATCGCATTCCCTTTGTCTATGTCCAGCCGCCGGTCGGATCCCAGGCGGCGAAGTTACAGGGGGACAGGGTGGAGGCGCCCTCCTATATCAAGGAGCATGGTCTAATACCGGACTATGAGTTCTATCTGGGCCACCAACTTCAGAATCCGATTAGCCAGATGTTTGGGCTTCTGTTGGAGGAAATGCCAGGCTCGGAGGTGGTTCTTTGGAGCCAGAAGCCGGAGGATATGGAGAAGCAACTCATCTGGAAGGAGCAGATGGCGGCCCAGATTCTCTTTGGGAAGGCCTTTCAGGCCTGTAATAAACATCATAGGAGTGCCTTTGTGAGCCGGTTCTTTGGACTAAGCGTGGCATCAAGCGTGGCATCAAGCGTGGCTAAAAGCGAAACTAAATCAAGCATGTCATCAAGCGCAACTACTAGTATAAAGGCTGATAGCAAAGAATCAGTAACAGCAGTTCCTAGTTTCATGAATCACCAACTTATAAAACCGTCCGAGGACAAGAAGCCCGTTCAGGCGACCCTCAGCAGTTTCATGAAGTACGAATTTGTGGTAAAGACGATCCAGAAGATTGAGCGAAAGAAGAGGGCTGACATTAAGAAAGACGCCAAGGCAAAAGAACAAAAAGAACAAAAGGCAGTTGAAAAACCTAAGAACGAAATTATAATAGAGCAATAGGAATGGGTACGACACAGAGCAGACCAGAAAGCCCCCCTTTTTTTAAGGTCGCCAATCCAAAGGATGCGGCCACCTATCTTCAGTTAGCCGAGGATCAGGACGGTTATAGAGAGGCTGTTCAACAGAGTCGGGCCAATGCCGTTGCGCGCCAAGAGATGACCTATGCCACGAACAAACTGAGTCCGAGAGATGCCGAGGCCTTACAAGAACGCATCAACTCCTTCTTGCCCTCCCTACCTCCAAAGTTCCAGGAAGACCGCATTCGTCCGCTTATCATTTCCCTGATGCCCAGTGCTGACGGCGGAATGCCCCATACAAGAAGCCCCAACCTGGTCTGTCTTCCTTTCACGTCAGCCCCTCTGTCCCTAGAAACCTTTGTCCATGAACTGTGGCACATTCACCAGCGACAACACGCATCTAAGTGGAATCAGTTCTACCAGGAAAAGTGGCTCTTTAAGCCCTTTGACCAAACCGATTTGCCAGAACAGATACAGGAACTATTGAGACTGAATCCTGACACGATGAAACAGCCGTTGTGGATTTGGAATGGGGAGTGGGTGCCCATGTGTGTCTTCTTGAATCCGATGAGTCCCTCCTTTAAGGATACAGCGGTCTGGTTTTATAATGTGAAAAGTCGTATTCATTATAAGCATACGCCCAAGGCCTTTGGTGCCTTTTTTTCCGAGTCGCTTCCTCCTTATGCCTATGAGCATCCAAATGAGATCTCCGCCTATATGTTGGGGAATAAGAGTCCTCCATCTTGTCAGGCGTATAATGTGCTCATTCATCATTTAGGGGAGAGGGCGAAGATTGTTTAGAGAACCCTGTACCCCTTCCTATGTTGAATAAGAAGTTCCTCAATCTCTTTCAGATCCGAACTAGAGATTTGAATCTTACAGGTGTCATCGCCTCCCTGTTGGCGGTTATGATTTGTTACAGAAGGTGTTGAAACAACGATAGGTACTCGTTTTTTCAACATAGAATACGCCACAAATCCCAGAACGGCTACCGAAACAATTCCTACGCCTATTCCTGCGACAACTATTGTGGCCGTCCGTTCAGGCTCATACGAATAGGTATAGTTAATGACAGGGGTGATAGAGGGATAGTAGATTCGCATGAAGAGAGGGGTGCTACTGACCGTTCCTGTTCCATTGGACGGCCAAGGGGTGATCATGAAAAGGGGGGTGGGAGTGACAGTTCCGCGGTCCGTGGCCGAGGAGGACGGATAATAAGTGATGTAATAGAGGGGTGTGCTGGTCACAGAGGAGTTCCAGGAAGGAGAACTGGTGTCTGTCACGGTTCCTGAGGAACTGATGCTGACGGATTGCTGTTGGGTGCGGGAGATACTGGGGCTAATAGAGGAACTGCGACTTTGTGTTTTGGTGAGAGTTCTGGTTTTCGTCCTGGAAGGGGTAAGGCTGATTGTGGCGGTAGAACTGGACGTTGGTGTTAGAGAGGCAGTAGGACTTACACTATTTGTGGGACTTGTAGTTATACTGGGTGTTGGTGTTAGAGAGGCTGTGGGACTTACACTATTTGTGGGACTTGTAGTTATACTGGATGATGGACTAACAGAAGGGCTCCTTGAAAAACTAGAACTGACTGTAGAAGAAGTAGATAT